TATTAGTGACTCAGCTACTTCTATACAACTTGTAGGAAATGGAGCTCACTATGTTGCAGCATGGAATTTCTTTGTTAACTCAGCAGCAAATGATTATTATCAATTAATGTGGTATTCACCGGATGCAAATGTAAGATTACATGCTGAAGCAGGGTTCGGAGTAGTACCAGGAATTCCTTCACTTATTGTGACAGCAAACAGAGTAGATCAATTTCTAAGTAATACAGGATCATTTAGTGGGTCATTTACAGGAACATTAATTGGTACAGCTTCATATGCTACAACAGCTAGTTACGTTACATTAGCACAAACCGCTTCATATGTAACAACAGCACAAACAGCGAGTTATGTTTTACAAGCAGTAAGTGCATCATACGCTACATCAGGAAACGGATCTTTTACAGGTTCATTTACTGGTTCCTTTACAGGAAACGGAAGTGGACTAACAGGAGTAACATCTACAAATCCATCATCAAATTTATTTAATTACTATAACTTCATATAACATGATGAAATACACAGCACCAGACGGCTTTATAATAGAGTCTAAACCATTTCCAAAAGAGGTAGTTTACAAATGTCCTTGTTCCGAAATAGTTGATGGAAGATACACTAGCATGGAAACAACAGGAGCGACAACTGAAATTGGAATTCAACAAATAAGAATACTAAGAGTAGTAGAAAACAACAATATGATCATTACTATTAGAGAAAGTAGTGACGCAGAATTAATAGAATATCAAAACAATCCAACTTTATAAAACATGGCAGCAAATACAACTCCCATTTTCATTCTAAATGGTAACTTTACACCAGGTAGAATAGCAGCAGCAAACACAGCATCAGACGGTTCTGGAGCATTAGTAGTAACAGTAACAGCCGGATCAAACGGAACTAGAGTTGACGGTGTAAGATTTAGAAACTCTCAAGCATCTTTAGCAGCTTCATCAAATATGGTTCATCGTATCTTCTTATCAGATACTGGTGGAGCTAACTTTAAATTAATGGGTGAGGTAGCAACTGCAGCAGCAACACGTTCTGCTTCAGCAATAGGTGCTACATCTATTTATACATTTGACCAACCAATAATTATGAAATCAGGCCAAATAATATCTGTATGCCAATCAGTTTATGCTTCTGCTGCTGATCAATTTGATGCTTGTGCATTTGCGGGAGACTACTAAGATATAATAAACTAAATCATAGTAGTAAATGCTTGGAGAGGAACAACAAATTAGAATTTACAGCAGTGTTTAATAGAGGAGGAATATTTTAATAAATGGCAACATACTATTTTAGAAATACAGGTAGTACAAGTTGGAATGTAGCTTCAAACTGGTCTCTTACTGATGGTGGTGGAGCAACAGGTGCCGTACCTACCTCAGCAGACGATGCTTACTTTACAAATCTTAGTGGTAACTGTACTTTAAACGCTGTATCACTTGTTTGTAAAACATTAGTTTTTAGTGGTGTAGGTGGTGGAAATTATACTGGAACATTCACTATGACTAATGGGGTAACCGTGTCAGGAGCTGTTACTTTCTCTACTGGTATGACTATAACGGGTACTGGTTTCCTTACTGTTAATACCACAGCAACGTTAACAAGTAATGGTAAAACTCTTACAGGAGGTTTAACCTTTGCTGGTACTTCTCAAACATATACATTAGGTGATAACTGGACAGTAACTGGAATTATAACTGCTAACGCCATAACAGCTCTTACAGTTAACAATAATGGTACTACAAAAACACTTACAGGTAATGGTAGTTTTACTATTGGGGCTGGTGGAATAAGTGGAACAGCTGATATCATTTTAGCAGGAACAGGAACATGGACAGGTGCAGGTATTACTAAAAATAACCTAACCATTAACACAGCAGGCACAATAACAGTTAGTGGAACTGTTAATTATAATACCGGTACATTAATTTACACAGCAGGAACTGTTACAACAACCAGCAGCACTTTAACCATTGCATTATCGACTACATTAAACACAAGTGGAATAACTTGGAACAACATTACATTAACAGGAGCCTCTCAGACTTACACATTGACGAGTGACTTAAACTGTAGTGGAACATTTACAACTAGTGTAACAGGTACAGCATTAATGAACGGATTATACAATGTAAATTGCTCTGGTTCATTATCAATTGGAGCATCTGGATTAGGAGCAGGAACTGCAACTTTTGTTATGACTGGAACTGGAACAATAGCAGGTTCAGCAACAGCTTTACGAAACAATCTAACAATAAACACAGCAGGTACAATAACATTTCCATCTGGATCTACTTTTATTTATGGTACAGGAACATTCACTTATATAAGTGGCACGGTATTAACTGGTGGTAGCACTTTAACAACATCAGGAACTGCTACATTAAATGTAAATGGTATCGCATGGTACAATGTTAATTTAACAGCTACAACAGTAACTTTTACCTCAGATTTAACAGTGAATGGACTTTTAACAGTTTCATTTGTTTATAATGGGGCTAACATATATGCTAATGGAGGAATTTCAGTACTTAATAATACTGGTGGAACTACAGTTATATGGCTTCAAGGTGGAACTTGGAGTGGTGTTAGTATGCTAAGAAATAATACATTTATAAACGGTAACATCACAATATCAGGTTCAGTAGCATTTAATTCGGCTACACTTACCTATACAACAGGAACAGTTGTCGCTAAAGGAAGTACACTAAATATAAACGGGATATCTGCTATATTAATTAATATGCATAAAATTAATTTTGACACAGTAACAATATCATCAGGTTTTACTGTGACTATGAATGAATTTTTTAGTGGAAGTCCAAACATCCCAGTCAAAGTACAAGCATCATCATCCACAACAAATTATACTGTAACCTTTCAAAATGGTTTTGAAAAAATAGCTAAGTATGTAAAAGTATCTAACTTGACTTTAACTAATACTGTAGCAAGTAGAGGTAGTTTACTAATATTAAACAATAAAGGAAAATACTTTACAGGTGGTAACAATGTTGGAAATATAAGATACACAAACTCATCACCTAATGGAATATCAAAAGGAAATCCAACAGTTCCAAATCAAATGACTGCTCCAATAGGAGGATACTTATCCGATCCTGTGTTTAACTAACTGTTAAATTTAGTCAAATCATTTAATATTTATAACAAAATATACTTAAATGAACATTCCTATATACCCAGGCTCTAGCTCATTCTTTCCAGGAGACACTCCATTTGGATTTTATGACAATGACTATCAATTTCAAATTGACGCAGACAAAGTAACTACTTTTTGTGCTAGACGTTTAGGATATCCAATTATGGAAGTAGAGTTGCAAGACTTAAACTTCTACACTGCTTTTGAAGAGGCAGTTACAACATATGGAAATGAATTGTACGCTTACAACTTAAGAGACAACATGTTGAATGTAGCCGGAGCATCAACTGCTTCAAACATGAATCATGCTACAATGACTCCTACTTTAGCAAACATAATTAGAATTTCCCAACAATATGCTGTAGAATCAGGAACAGGAGGAAATGTAAACTACTACAGTGGATCATTTATCACAACAGCGTCTATTCAAGACTATGATTTTAATGCTTGGGCAGTAGAAAACAATGTAACAGGTGGAATGGAAATCAAAAGAATATTTTGGCAACCCCCTCCAGCAGTAAATCAAGTGTACAACTTAGGAGTATTTTCAGGTTTAGGAGGAGTTCCAGCAGTTGGAGCTTACGGTTTGTTTGGCTCAACAGGATTTTTAATGTATCCAACAAGTCTTTTACTTCAATCTGCTCAAGCAGTTGAAATGCAAAATGAAATTTCACTAGCTGGATATACATTTGAACTTATAAACAACAAGTTAAGAATATTCCCTATTCCTCCACGTGATGGAGATCACATATGGTTTCAATATCTTAACATTGAAGAAAGAGCAAACAGTGTAATATCTCAAACACCAGGAGTAGTAACTAACGTTTCAAATGCTGGATATGCTAATCCTACTTACACACAAATAAATTCTATAGGTAGACAATGGATTTTTGAGTACACTTTAGCATTGTGTAAAGAAATGTTAGGATATGTTAGAGGAAAATACTCAACAGTTCCTATTCCAAACAGAGACATTTCTTTAAATCAATCAGACTTAATTGCTGCTGCAACAACAGAAAAAACAGCATTAGTAGAAAGACTAAGAGTATATTTAGACGAAACATCTCGTCAAGCATTATTAGCAAGAAGACAAGCAGAAAGTGACTCAGCAATGAATGAGTTAGGAAAATCACCAATGACAATTTTTATAGGATAAGATGGCATTATTTGGTTCAGCAAGAGACGTTTCATTCATAAGAAAAATGAATAGAGAGTTGATGGGTGACATTATCACTCAACAATGTGCTTTCTACAAGTATAAGTTAAAGGAAACACCAACTAACATATATGGAGAAGCATCAACAGGAAGAACATTCGATGGTCCAGTCTTACTAAACGCTCTTATTACAGTTGGAGACAACACAAGTCCTACAAGTGACTTGGTGTAAACTTTGACTGGCCAGTAAGTTTTGCTTTCTTAAGAGATGATTTAATTGATGCAAACGTGCATCCCGAAGTAGGGGACGTTATATTGTATCAAGAAAGTTATTGGGAAATAGACAACACAAACATAACTCAATTCTTTGTAGGTAAAGATCCAGATTATCCTTACGCTCAAAATCCTTTAAATCCAGGACTAGAAAACTTTGGATACAACGTATCAGTAACAGCAGAATGTCACTATGTTCCTGCAGACAGATTAAACATTATTAAAGCTAGACTATAATGGCAACTAAAGGAAGAACACCAATACCTAAAACACAAAGAGAAATTAGTGTTTCTCAACAAGTTCCTTTTGACCAATCAGTAGGAAATCCTAACTTTGCAAATGGAAAAAATAGAGGCGAACAAATTTCCTTTAAAGGAGACACTGTTAAACCTTTTTCTATAGGCATTCAAGACATAGACGAGTCTATATTTTACTACTTTCAAAACGTCATTAAACCTTTTGTAATACAAAATGGAGAAAGACTAGAAGTGCCTATTATATATGGCTCACCTGAAAAGTGGAAGTCATTTCAAAAGGATGGATATTATAGAGATTCTCAAGGAAGAATTATGATGCCTCTTATTATGATTAAGAGAGACAGCATTGATAAGGTGAGAAGTATAGCAAACAAATTAGACGCTAACAATCCAAACAATATTTCAATTCACAGAAAGAAGTACAGTCCTCAAAATGGGTACGACAACTTCAGTGTGTTGAACAACGTAATACCTCAAAAAACAAATTACGCAGTTGTAATCCCAGACTACATTACTGTAACTTATAGTTGTGCCGTTAACACTTATTACATGGATCAACTGAATAAAATTGTAGAATCAATTGAGTATGCTTCTGATTCATATTGGGGTGATCCTTCAAAGTTTCAGTTTAGAGCGATGATTGATTCATTTGCTATTAAAACAGAATTGTCAGATAAAGAGGAAAGAACAGTAAGTAGTACATTCAGCATAAAGTTAAATGGATACATAGTTCCAGATGTGCCACAAAAAGATTTAACGGCATTGAAGAAAATACCTGACGTAGTTAAAATTACAGTAACAGAACAAATAATGGGAGATGGTGGAGCAGGACGTGTTTATCCTTCAACATATGGATCTTTCAATGATTCATTTGATAACTCATTTGGCTAATATTTATACATGATAATATTTATAAAATAAAATGACACAAACAAAAGACCAACTTACAGCACTTTTAAACAGCAACATTACTGATGCTTTAAATAGACAAAACACTGCTTCAAAAGTAAGACAAGTTATTCAAAGTAACATTGACAGTCTAGGAATCTTATCAGGTTCAAATACATTTGTGGGCGATCAAACAATCTCAGGAAGTGTTATATTACCTGATGTTTTGTTGTCAAATTATACAAGTAACAATTTAGCTCTTGAAGCAGGAGTACCTGTAGGAGCATTATATAGAAACGGAAATACAATATTAATGGCAACACCAGCAACAAACCCATCTCAATCTGCTTACACAACAACAGTAAGAGGAATTTATCCAAGTGCTTCTTTAGTAGAAACTTGGGGTACATATACTGTAAATTACATTAAACAAAAAAGTGGATTTGATCCTTATCAAGTTTTATACGCTGTAGGAATATGTGCTGATGACGTAGATGCTTTTACTGTTAATGGTAACTTAGGACAGTTTCCTGTAGCAATGAATTCATTCTTAGGACCATTTATGGCAGGAGGATTAGCAGGATATCCATTTGTAGGAAGTATAGGATTTGGAGCATTCGCAAGTCACATTACAGACACTGGTTCATTACTTATATCTTGTACTCCACACATTGGAGTTACAGAAGATGGAGACGCAGGATATCAATATCGTAAAGGACAAGAAGCTAACTTAATAAATCTCACACCTAGCACAAACTGTGGAGCAGTTCACGGAGCAGTAGGATTAGTTACATCTGATCCAAACCCTCCAGTTATAACAAATGCTCCATACGACAATGAAAACTATGAATTGTGGAAACTAGCAGACATAATTTATCCATATTCTGCTTCATTCAGTGGTTCAATCAGTGAAAATATAATAGCGGCTACTTCAATAATAAGAGATGCTGGATGGCAATATGTTTACAACAACTCTTCATCATTTTACAGTGCTTTAGCAGGCAGAACAATGTATGCTATAGGAGGAACTTTCATCAACACAGACTATGGTTTTGAAGGATACATTGAAATAAACCAATTTCAAGCATACAACTCAACAACAGACTCTTGGATAGATTACACACAAGATTATAAAGATGGTTTATTTGCTCAAGGATAATTAACAATAAAAAATAAAATCTATGACAACAAAAGTTTTAACACAAGAAGAAATTACACAATTGAAAACAATTCAAGAGAAACGCTTTCAATTGACTGAACAATTTGGTATAATTGAACTAAGAATTCAAGAGTACAATCTACAAAAAGAATATTTAGTAGATGAATTAAAGAAGTTACGTCAAGAAGAAATCACAACAGGAGAAAATCTTCAAAAAAAATACGGTGACGGATCAATCAATCTTGAAAAAGGGGAATTTGTAAGTACTTAATATTTTTAGAGGGTTTCACCATATTTATAACAAAATTAAACACAATAAACAATGGCAGAAACTTTAATATCACCTGGCGTTCTAGCAAGAGAAAATGACTCCTCTTTTGTATCAAAAAGACCAGTTATAGTAGGAGCAGCAATTATCGGACCAACAGTGAAAGGTCCAGTTGAAGTTCCAACTGTATGTACTACTTACAGTCAGTTTACAACATTATTCGGTACAACTTTTATAAGTGGAAGTGCAACTGATAGTCAAACTTATTCTTATTTTACATCAATCGCAGCTTACAACTACTTTATTAATGGTGGAACATCATTATTGGTAGCTAGAGTAGTATCTGGATCTTATACATCAGCTACAAGTTCATTAATTCCAACAGGATCAGGTGGTCCAACATCTGGTTTATCACCATTTGTTTTATCTACTTTTTCTAAAGGTACAATAATGAATAGTGATTGTACTGAAGTTAGTGGTGCTTTACTAGCAAGTGGATCAGCAGATAACGTAAGATGGCAAATCACAAATACAAATACAGGATCTGGAACATTTGATTTATTGGTTAGAAGAGGAGATGATAATACACTTACTCCTACAGTATTAGAAACATGGACTGGTTTATCATTAGATCCATTAGCAGGAAATTACATTTCACGGGTTATTGGTGATCAAGTTGAAAATTACAACTCAACCAACATTCAGATGGAAATTAGTGGTTCATACGCTAATAGATCAAATTATATTTACGTAAAACAAGTAAATTTTACTACTCCTAATTATTTTGATAATAATGGAGTTGCGAAAAATCAATATACCGGTTCAATTCCTGTTAATGCAAGTGGTGCATTTGGTGGTGCTGTAGGTACTATTAAAGGCGGAGCTTTATTTTATGATAAAATTTCAAGTGCAAATACTCAAGGTTTAATAGGAGGAAATTACGATAATATGATTAATCTTTTATCAAATAAAGATGATTATCAATTTAATGTATTGTTAACTCCTGGTTTATATGATGGTGATTATTCTTCACAAATATCTTCAATCATTACAAATACTCAAAATAGAGGAGACAATATTTTCGTACTAGACCCAGTAAAATATAACTCAACTGTGTCAACAGTTGTATCTGCAGCAGCAACAAGAAATACTTCATATGCAGCAGAATATTGGCCATGGTGTCAAATTGTAGATCCAGGAACAGGAAACTTAGCTTGGGTACCAGCATCAACAGTGATAGCAGGTGTTTACGCTTACAATGATTCAGTATCTGAACCTTGGTTTGCACCAGCAGGTATCAACAGAGGTGGATTGTCTCAAGTAGTTAGAGTAGAACAAAAATTATCTCAAGCAAATAGAGACACTCTATACACAGGAAAAGTAAATCCAATTGCTACATTTCCTGGAACAGGTGTTGTAGTATATGGTCAGAAAACATTACAAACTAGAGCTAGTGCTTTAGACAGAGTAAATGTTAGAAGATTGTTGATTGCTTTAAAATCATACATTTCTCAAGTAGCAAATAACTTAGTATTTGAACAAAATACAATTGCAACAAGAAATCAATTTTTAAGTCAAGTAAATCCATATTTAACAAGTGTTCAACAAAGACAAGGATTGTATGCTTATAAGGTAATAATGGATGATTCAAACAACACTCCTGATGTAATTGACAGAAATGAGTTAGTAGGTCAAATTTATTTACAACCAACTAAAACAGCAGAATTCATTTACTTAGATTTCAACGTTACACCAACTGGAGCAACTTTTCCAGCATAGTAAAAAATACATCTTCCCTTCCAAAAGAAGGGGAGATTTTTTAAAAATATAATATTTATAATAAAACAAAACACAATGGCAATATTAGATCCAAACGAAATATTTTTCACAGCATTCGAACCAAAAGTAAAGAATCGCTTTATCATGTATGTTGATGGAATTCCTTCATACACAATTAAAAAAATTGGTGCTGTAGGAGTAACAATGGACGAAATCAAATTAAACCACATTAATGTGTACCGCAAAATTAAAGGTAAAGCACAGTGGGATGACATCGAAATGACATTGTTTGATCCTATTACACCATCTGGTGCTCAATCAGTAATGGAATGGGTACGTTTACATCACGAATCTGTTACAGGTAGAGATGGTTATTCAGATTTCTACAAGAAAGATGTAACAATCAACGTTTTAGGACCAGTTGGTGACATCGTGTCAGAATGGATTATCAAAGGTGCATTTATTAAATCTGCTAAATTTGGTGACTACAGTTGGGATGATGAAAACGCGGCTCAAGAATTATCAGTTAACTTAGGAATGGATTATTGTATCTTGAACTTCTAATTTAATAAAAATAAATATAAAGGAAACTCACTTAAACTTGGTGAGTTTCTTTTTTTTTCGTATATATATAACCGAACAATAAGTTACATTAATAAAATCTATGGAAAATACAACCTACGACTTCCCAACGGAAGAAATCGAATTGCCTTCAAAAGGCTT